CCACCGAAGGTGGGAGCACCCAAGGCCCCAAGGAGAAAGAGACCATGACCACCCAGACCCAGATGCCTGTCTGCCCGAAGTGTGGGGAGACGGACTTCACTGACGAGGGGGAAGAGCTGGAGCCCGGCTCGACCACGTACAGCCAGACCTGTCAGGGATGCGGCGCGGAGCTGCAGATCACCCGACGGGTTGAAGTGTGGTACGAGACAACGGCGTAGTGATGCGCCAACTACCGCAGCGGTATGCGACACTCCCCGCGCGCGACAACCAGAGGAGGTGATATGCGTCTGACGTTCCTGTCCACCATGCCGGGCAACAAGGTACTCGCCGAGTTCGCCCCGTCCATTCCCCTTCAGGGGTTCAAGCACATCGAGGTGACGCTGCAGACTGGCGCCGCCCCGGCTGACGTTGCGGCCGCACTGCGCACGCTGGCCGACAAGATCGCGGCCCTGTCATGAGCGAGATCGCCACTCAGGGATTCTCCGTAGGCGGCCAGAGCGCGTGGCGCATCCGTTCGAAGGGTGACGTCTTCGCTGCCCTGCACTGGGTCCAAGGGGAGCCAAGCATCGTCATCGCTCCCAAGCGTGGCGGCATGCGTCTCGTTGGCGCGGTGCCGTACGTCCTGCCGCTGAGCGCTGCGCACGAGCTGGTCAGAGAGGGCTCGAACGGCGCCGAGGTGGACGTGGTCGTGCTGGTCGAGAAGGCTGCCACGGCTGCCGAGGTGATCGGTTACAAGGGGGACCGCTACGTTGCGCACACGATCGCCGATCTGTTGGTCGAGTGCCTCGACGATCTGTGCGACATGCCTCCCGAGCCAGAGAAGGGTCAGGTCCGCCCCCGTGAGGAGGGCACAGTCCAGTTCCGCGCCGACGGCAAGGTGCTGTGGGAGAAAGACGCATCGGAGCTGGCATGAACATCATCGCCGTCCACGTCCGCACCGACACCGGCTGGCAGAAGGTAGCCGGTGTCGACCACGAGGTGCACGCCCGCATGGTGATCGGCCGCACTGTGACTCGGTGGCTGCAGGAGAGCGTCCCGCTGATCGGGGTCCATGACACGGCGCGTCTCGCCCGCAATCTGGACGTCCCGCTCAAGGAGGCGCTACTGATCCTCACCGGGAGGCGGACATGACCCAGTGCCCGAACGGTGGCGTCTGCGAGCGCTTCATCTGCGAGATCGGCTCACGCTGCGGGAAGATCAAGCCACAAGATGTGGTGCCGGATACCGCCAAACCCGCGGTTCCAGCCGACCTACCCACCACATCTGGTGTGCAGACTGCCGACGAGCGGTAGCCGGAGCGAGTTGTACCTTTGCGGGGCACACCGCAGAATCCTGTTTGCGGTCACCCATTCGATCGTCCAATCACATCCAATTCCAGAGGAGGAACGATGAATCCAACGTCAGCCCCGGTCGAAGAGCAGCCCGCGCCCGCCACGCTTGAGCCGTGGGTGCAGCGCGTGGTCGAAGAGTTCGAGCAGCTCAGCGACCGCGTCGAGCGTCTCGGTGACTTCCTCGACCGCGTCGAGCAGGGCGCAGTCAAGCTGGACCCTATCTCGCGCACGCTGCTGGTCGCGCAGCACGGGGCCATGACCGCGTATCAGGGGATCCTCTCGATCCGCCTGAACACGAAGGTCCAGCCGACCGAATGAGTATCCGTCAAGCCGTAGGCGCCGCTGCAGTGCTGTTCGCTGTGACCATCGCGGTCACGGTGGGCGCCGCTGCGGTGGCGCAGTTCCTGACCACTCACCTGCACGGCGTGCTGGTCTGGGGTCCGCTGTGAAGCACTTCGCGCACGCCGTGCTGGCCGTGGCGATCCACGTCGTGACGTGGGGGCTGATCGTGCTGCCGGCGCTGTACCTGATTCGCCACGCTTGGAGGGGATGATGCACGGATACGATCTGCCGGGGCCGCACGCAACCGCACGAGCGGAGCGCGCGCGAGAGTGGCAATGGGCCGCCATCGTCACTGCGATCGCCATCGCGGCTGGCGCCATCCTTCACTGGGTAGTGATGACATGACCATCCGCTCCATGCCGTCGACGGACGCGTACCGCGACAACTTCGACCGGATTTTCCGGAAGGAGCAGCCGGCCGAGTGCGACTGCCTCAACCGTCGCCACATCAACGGGATCTGCCAGCGCTGCGGCCGCGACAACTGCGCGATGCTGCGCGCGAAGATCCTCAACGACACCGGGGTCGGTGGTTCATGAGCATCCCGCTGCTGCTGGCGGTCCTGCTGTGCATCTGTGCGATCGCGTGGATCGACTGATGCTCTACGTCGAGATCGCGGCCAGCATCCTCACCCTCGCTGGCATCTACCTCGGGAGCACGACGCTGCTCGGGGCCATCGCCTACCTTGGCTCGATGGTCTTCTGGTGGTGGCTCACGTACTCGCGCAAGCTGTGGGGCCTCGTGCCCCTGAACATTGGCAGCACGATCCTGTCTGCCTACAACCTCTGGAGTGCCCTATGACGACACGAGCAGCAACACGGGCAGCGGTCTACGCTGCGATCGATGGAGAGCGGGACTATCAGGACGCCCTCTGGGACCACGACTCCTCGCCGCACAAGCTGTCGGTCGAGGCGTGGTTGGTGTACATGGACGTCTACCTGCGCGAGGCGAAGGAACAGATCACGCGCGAGGCTGACGTGACCGCCAAGCCGAAGGTGCTCGCCACGATCCGCAAGATCACGGCGATGGGCGTGGCCTGCATGGAGCTGAACGGGGCGCCGCTGCGCGTGAAGCCGTGACCAAACTCATTCGAGCCATCCGCAAACGCTGGTGCCGCATCTGGGGCCATGAGCCGCAGACCCGTGCCGAGCAGGTGTTCTCGTGGAACCCGGGCGGCACCGGGGGCAACGTGACCTTCCTGTACTCGCGCCACTGCTCACGCTGTGGGGCTCGACTGGCGGGGCCGCGATGAAGCCGCTGATCGTGAGCATCCGGCCGCACCCGGTATGGCGGGGTGAGCTGCAGGTGGGCTGGAAGGATGCCACCGGCTTCCGCGAGATCGCCACGCGCCAGACATACGCCGATGTGTACGAGCTGGTCGCCCAGTTGCGCACCGACTACCACAACCGGCAGATCATGATCGTGGACGAGGCGCTGCCGCTGGAGCATGCGCGCGCAGCGAGGCTACGCTGGCCGCCGACGCTGCTGCAGAAGCTGGTCCGGGACTCACGCCCGCGCTGGTACGTGATCGGGCTCGGCGCCCTGCTGCTGACATGCGTCGTACTGGGGATCCCGCAATGTGGGTAGATATCCTCGTGTACGGCACGCTCGGCCTGATCGTGGCACTCTGCGTCGCCGCCTTCGTCAGTGCGGTGAGCGACCCGGGCGATCTGCTGTGACCGATGCCATGATCGCCCTGACGTGCTACTTCCTGTCGGTCGGGTGCGCTGTCACCTCGTTCGCCTACCTGATGGCGGGCCTCGTCGACTGGCACAACCGCCAATGAGCTACCGCGGCACGCCGACCCTGATGGAGCTGCTCGACCGCTTGGGCGGGTTCGAGCCAGAGATCTCCGGCCCGATCAATCCCCCGAAGCCGACGAAGAAGGAGCGCCTCGCCGCCGGCATCTTCCGCGCAGCGACTGACCTGTCCCTGCCGCCTCAGTCCTGCCCCTGTCCGCCGTGGGTCGCCTGCGGCTGCATGACGAAAAACACCGAATAGCCCGGTTTCCGCCAACCGGGGTCAGAACTGCTACCTTCTGGGCCTCATCCCCGGGAGGTTTCCGCATGGCGCTGGCAAAGCAGACTCGGTCGTACGGCTCGCGCAAAGACGTGGGACTCCCCTCATCCCTCGAAGAGGAGGCCAAGGCCGCCTCGGACGGTGAGCAGATGGGCGACAAGGAGCAGCGCCACCTCGCGAAGCTGAACGAGTGGCTCACCTCCGAGCGTGACCGGCAGGCAGAGAACCGTTACCAGATGGCCCTCGACGAGGACTTCTACGACGGCCTGCAGTGGACCGAAGACGACGCGAAGGAAGTGGAGTCACGCGGGCAAGCACCGCTGGTCTACAACGAGGTCAAGGTCTCGGCGGACTGGGTGCTCGGCTCGGAGAAGCGCAACCGCACCGACTGGAAGGTTCTGCCCCGCACCGAAGACGATGTCACTGGTGCCGAGGTCAAGACGAAGGTCATGAAGTACCTGTCGGACGTCAACCGCGTCCCGTACGTGCGCAGCGCAGCGTTCAAGGAGCAGGTGGTCGCCGGCCTCGGCTGGATCGAAGACTCACTGAGCCCGGACGCCACGCGCGACATCCTGTACTGCGGCAATGAGAGCTGGCGCAACGTGCTGCACGACTCGTTCGATCGGTCGGTCGACGGCAACGGCATGCGCTACATCTTCCGCTGGCGCAATCTGGATCTCGACGTGTCGTGCGCCATGTTCCCCGACAAGGTTGCGCAGTTGCAGCGCGCGGCCCGGGGCGAGGAGGAGATCCTCGCCGACGACGAGAACACGCTCTGGTACCTTGGCTCGCCGCTTCAGGACCGAGACAACCGGGCCATCGGCCGCCGGACCTACGTCAGCGACAGCGTGCGCCAAGCGTTCAGCTCCCGCCAGCGTGTCCGGCTCTACGAGTGCTGGTACAAGGTGCCGGCCAAGGTCGATGCGATCCGCGGCGCTGGATTCGACGGCGAGGTCTTCGATGAGAGCAACCGCGGCCACGTTGCGGCGATCGAGAAGGGCGAAGCGGATGTGATCCCGAGCACCACGATGGTCGTGCGCTGCTCGTACTTCATCGAAGGCTGCTTGCTCGACGACTTCCCGAGCCCGTTCAAGCACAACAGCTTCCCGTTCACGCCGATGTGGGGATTCCGCCGGGCGCGCGACGGCATGCCGTACGGCCTGATCCGCAACATGCGCGACCCGCAGGAGGATCTCAACAAGCGCATGAGCAAGGCGCTGTTCCTGCTGTCGGTCAACCAGATCATCACCGAGCAGGGCGCCTTCAACGAGAAGGGCGAGTACACGATCAACGATGCGATCGACGCCGCCTCGCGCCCGAACGGCGTGATCGTGATGCGCGACGGCGAGAAGCGGTTCGAGATCCGGCGCGACTACAACGAGCTGCAGGGGCAGACCGAGCTGGTCTCGCTCGACCGCCAGTTCCTGCAGTCGTCGTCAGGCGTGACAGACGAGTTGCTCGGCCGGCGCACCAACGCCTCGTCTGGCGTCGCGATTGCCGCCCGGCAGGATCAAGGCTCCCTCACCACGAGCGGGCTGTTCGACAACTACCGGCTTGGATTCTCAATCTCCGGACAGAAGCAGCTCTCGAATGCCGAGAAGTTCTACACGATGCCGAAGGTGATCCGCATCGCGGCGCCGAAGAAAGACAAGCCGTTCGAGTGGATCAAGATCAACCAGCCAGAGGTGCAGGCCGATGGCACCGTGCGCTTCCTGAACGACATCTCCGCGTCCAGCGCGGACTTCATCGTGGATGAGCAGGACTTCAAGGCGTCGATGCGCCAGTCCATGTTCGAATCGCTGAACGACATGATCGGCAAGATCGCACCGCTGAACCCGATGTTCGCCGTGTCGATGCTCGACCTGTTGATCGACGTGGCCGACTTCCCGGGCAAAGAGGAGATGCTGGAGCGCGTGCGCGAGCTGATCGCTGAAGCGCGCGGCGAGGGTCCGAAGGATCCGGGCGCCGAGGCAGCCGCAGCGGAAGCAGCGCAGCTTGAGAAGCACGCCGCCGCCGCGAAGATCGCGAAGGATGAGGCGGCCGCGAACAAGGCAGACGCCGAGGCCGACGAGATCCGCGCCATGATCCCGCTCAACGCGGTGGCCGTGGACCTGAAGAACATCGCGCAGGAGCAGGCCGTGTCTGGCACGCAGCCGATCCAGCCCGGAGAGCAGGCGCAGCTCGCGCAGGCGGACGCCCAGATGGCGCAGTCCGGAGCGATCGATCAAGCGAAGCTCGACCAACAAGCAGCCGCACAGTCCGCCAAGATGGCGCAGGGCGGCGTACAGAATGCAGCGGCCCCGGTCCAAGGTGTTGCCGCCTCCTCGGCACCTGAGATGCCGGCGGCCGCTGCACCCCCTGACATGGCGTCATTGCTCGCGCAGATCGTCGCCACTCAGCAGCAGCTCGCAGACGTGTCGGCCGGCGTTGCCGCCGCTGTCGACGGCGTAGCGAACGCGCTTGAGCAAACGCAAGCCACCGTCTCGGCAGTTGCGAACAGCGTAGATGCCGTCGCATCCAGCGTCGAAGCGGTCGCCGGCAAGCAGGATGACGCCGAGCGCAAGGGTCGTGAGAAGTCCATCGATGTGACCACGAAGGAGGGCCGTCGCGTCAAGGCGACGGTGAAGCCAAACAAATGATCGATCGCATGCTATCGCCCAAGTCGAAACTGATCGACTACACCCTGTCAAACGGGCGCCCGCCGTCCGTCATCGACGCCGCATTCGTGGTCATCGGGAAGGTCGCGGCGTTCCTCGCGCCACCCCCGATCACATCCCTGTCGAAGACACCTGACCGTCGGTAGGTTTGCGCCAACCGGGTCCACACCTGCTACTGTCTCACACGCCCATTCAACCCGAGGAGGATACATGGCGACGAAGCTGAGCGACAATGAACGACACGGTCTGAGCGACGAGGAGCTGGAGGCTCTCGACGCAGAGGACGACACCCCGAAATCCGACACAGGAGGCGCCGATGACGACGACGACACCACGTCTGCCGGAGCGGATGAGGACACTGACACGAGCGTTCCGGGCTCAGACGATGACGATGACGACGAGCCTGCAGCGGATGATTCGAAGCCTGCGGATGCGGATGCTGCGGCAAAGCCTGCCGCTGCACAAGCGGACGGCGCCAAGCCGGCGGGCGAAGATGACGCGACTGCAACGCCTGCGATTGATGAGATCGAGACGACGCTAGAGGCGCCCCCGATCGCACTGGTCGAGGTGCCTGACGTTGCGAACTACGAGGCCGAGCGCGGAGTGTTGCTCGACGAGCGCAAGCAGCTCCGCACGCAGCATCGCGATGGCGACATCAGCTCGGACGAGTACGACGAGAAGCTGGACGCGCTGAACGACAAGCTGCAGGCGCTGGATCGCTCGAAGGCGGACGCCGACTCAGCGACGCGGCAGAACGAAGCGGTGCAGCGGGCTCAATACCTGTGGACGATCGATCAAGTCAAGCGCGACTTCAAGTCGAACGACGCGATCGACTACGACACGAACCCGGTCCTGATGCAGATGTGGGACACGAAGGTCAAGGCACTCGCGAAGGATGAGGCCAACGCCTCGAAGAGCGCCGAGTGGTTCCTCCGTGCCGCGCACAAGCAGGTGCTGGACGAGGTGGCGAAGATCGCGGGCGGCCTCGGCTTCTCGCGCGGCGACGCGCAGCCTGCCGAGGGTGAGAAGAAGCCTGCGGCCAAGCCGGCGGTCAAGCCTGACGTCAAGGCGGCGGTCAAGGCGCGGCGCCCGGGCGAGACGAAGCTGAAGGGTGTCGGCGAGCTGCCGGTTGCCTCAGCCGAAGGCATCGCTGGCGACGAGTTCTCGGACCTCGACAACCTGTCCGGCGTCGAGCTGGAGCGGGCGCTGGCGAAGATGCCCGAGGAGCGCGCAGCCAAGTACCTGATGGGCTGACGTGAACAAGTCCATCGTCGTCGAGCTGCGCGTAGGTGACACCGTCTCCATCGGGGACGCGGTCATCACGCTGCAGGAGAAGAGCGGACAGCGCGCGCGTCTGCGGGTGGTAGCACCCCCGGGCGTGCGCGTCGAACCGCCGGCTCGAACGGCTGGCAGTGAGCTGGCCCGGCAAGGCGTGCTCTGACAGGCGGCAGTTGCACACGTTTCGCTCTCTGAGGTAGAGTCGCGGCTTGCGGTGTTTCTGGTGTAGTGGCAGCACGGTCGGCTGTGAACCGGCCAGCGAGGGTTCGATTCCCCGTCTCACCCCAAGATTCAAGCGGCGTTAGCTCAGCGGTAGAGCGTCTCCCTGTCGAGGAGAGGGTCGGGAGTTCGAGACTCCCACGTCGCGCCAGACACGGATTGAGAGGTGCCAGTGGTGGCACACCTGTCTCGAAAACAGGGCGCTGCGCAAGCGGCCGGGTTCGACTCCTACTCTTTCCGCCAGATATTGCTGTGCAGTCCCTTGCCTGTCGTTGGCGCAGGGGATTGAGATGGCGAAGTGGGTGCGTTCCGGACGCGGGTTCGATTCCCGCCGGCTCCACCATCAGCACTCTCGCTCCGAGATGCGCGGCACATGGGCGTGACCGCGATACAAGGAGAGCAGCCCCGAGAGTGCTGTTGATGGGGCCGACATGGCTTCGACGGGGCGAGGAAGCGGAGACTGACAGCACGAGAGGCGACTGCCGTAAGCAGAGCTGAACCATAAACGCGAACGATAGCGTTTACATGCCACTGCGCCTCGCGGCCTAGTGACGGAGCTGCCCGCAGCTTGGCAACAGAATGCGGGCGAGATTCGGGTGGTCATCCCATTGGCGAGGGAAGCTGGCTGTAAACCAGTGGCCGCGGCTGTGGAGGTTCGACTCCTTCACCACCCACCAGAGTTCGCGAAAGCGGATGCCGGATGAAGGACCGAAAGGGGCCTGCTCCGGACGCAGCGAGTAGCGGGCGTCTACAGACCCCGCGTGGTCCCGGCGATACGGGACACCGAATACGGGTAGGGCGAGGGGACGCAGGACTGCCTTGCAAGCAGACCGGTCAGGGTTCGAGTCCCTGCTTATCCACCAGACGTACCGGCTTGGCCGAGAGGCGAGGCACCCCGGGCGATAGTAGCCGGGCCAACGGCGGTTCGAATCCGCCAGCCGGGTCCAGATAGGCCGGCCTCCGGGAGGCCGCAGGACTCCAAATCCTCGCGGAGCTACGTTCGACTCGTAGTCGGTTTGCCAGATGTTGCGGGATAGCTCAGTGGCAGAGCGCCGGACTCATAATCCGGGGGCCGTGGGTTCGACTCCCTCTCCCGCTACCAGCATCACGAGCCTACGCAGGGCGCGCGACCCAGAAGAACAAGAGGCGCGGGGAGGTTCGAGTCCTCCGGGTTCACCAACAAATCTGCTCCAACCCATTTCACATCGCGTAATGTTCGTTCTCAACCGAGGGGACTCACCCTCGGCAGGTAGAAGCGCAAGATGTGCTTCTTGAAGGGTAAACCTAACAAGGAGCCATCATGGCAAAGACCATCATCGGCCTGAACGACGCCAAGGCTGTCAAGCGGTACAGCGCGTTTCTGGCAGTTGACGTGGGCCGCAAGTCCTACTTCAACAAGAAATTCATGGGTGTCGGCGTGGAAGCGCAGACCCCGATCCAGATGCTGCCGCATCTGGAGAACGACGCAGGCGAGAACATCACGTATGACCTCGTCATGCAACTCCGCATGCAGCCGGTCGAGGGCGACAACACGCTCGAAGGCCAAGAAGAGGATCTGAAGTTCTACACGGACTCCGTGTACATCGATCAGGCCCGCGGCGGCGTGAACACTGGCGGGCGCATGACCCGCAAGCGGACCATCCACGATCTGCGCAAGATCGCTCGCGCTCGCCAAGGCGAGTGGTGGGCTCGGATTTTCGACGAACTTCTGTTCCTGTACTTGTCGGGCGGGTTCCGCACGTCAAGCTCGGGCGCGGCTTCGTTCGCGAACACCGACTACACCTACGCGACGGGCTATGCTGGCTTCGCCAACAACAGCTTCTACGCGCCGGACACCGAGCACTACATCGCGTCGCACGCGTCGGGCTTCGCCTCGATCACGTCGGCCGAGAAGATGACCCTCACGCTGATCGACAAGGCGGTTGCACGCGCCGAGACGATGGGTGGCGGGGCCAGCGGCACGCCGATGATTGAGCCGGTGATGATCGATGGCGAAGAGCACTTCGTCCTCGTGATGCACCCGTGGCAAGAGTACGACGTCCGCACGGTCACCACGACCGGTCAGTGGCTCGACATCCAGAAGGCGGCTGCGGCTGCTGAAGGCAAGTCGAACCCGATCTTCAAGGGCGCGCTCGGCATGTACAACAACGTCGTTCTGCACAAGCACCGCGCTGTTCTGCGGCGCTCGGACGGCGGAGCAGGCTCGGTGGCAGTTGCCCGCGCACTGTTCCTCGGCCGGCAGGCTGGCGTGGTGGCCTTCGGGTCGCCGGGCACGGGCCTTCGCTTCGACTGGCACGAAGAGTCGCGTGACAACGGCAATCAAGCCGTCATCA